CGCGTTTTGACAATGGAATTTTCAGCGCCCATTCACCAAACAAAATGACGAAGCGTGTTGAAAGTCGAAATTGCATTTTCAAAGAAACGAAACAAGCGGACAAAAATGCCCGCTTGCGTCGCTCAACCAATAACCTGTTAACCAAGCAGAAGACGCGTTTGTTTCGCGTCTTGCGCAATATAGCCCAACTGAAACAAAACAGTTTTCCCTTCTTCAGTCACAACGTATTTTGTCGACTTGTTTGACGTCGGTGCAATGTCTTTGACAAGTTCACGACGCGCCAAAGTTTCAAGTTGTCGCGGCTTGCGCCCAATTTTTGAATGTTCAATGTTGACTGCGTTCCAAACGTCGTACAACATGGAACGTTCGTCTTGTCGCAATTCAAGCGCTTCACGCAGTTCGAATTTCAAACTTTCGTGCTTCACGCGCAATTGACTTTGCAACAAAATGACTTGGTGAAGTTGCTGCGTTGTCCAGTTCAATTCGTCGGGCGAAACTTGAAGCAAGCGCGCAAGCGCGTTGTCTGCGTCTTGAATAAGCGGAAGCAGTGTCGCTTTTGGTGTTGTTGTGTTCATTTGTATGAATTAAAAATTTCTATTCTGCAAGTGCAAAGCCAACGCTGTTTGTTGTGGGTTGTTTCAAAATCAACCCTTCAACTTTGCAAAACCATGTGGGCGACCAAACGACGTCAAACGTCCAAAGAACGTTCGCAATTCGAATTGCTGCGTCTTTTTTCAGAACGTGTTTTTGCAGCGCGTTTGACAATTCTGTTCTGTTTTCAGCAGTGACAAAAACGCCCGCGTCAATGTTGTAAAAAGTTCGCATGTCAGTCGTTTTCGGTAAATTTCAAAAACGTGTACAAACGAACTTCAAGACAGTCTGCATACATTCCCGAAATGTCGCAACGCGCAAAGAACGTTTCGCTTTGTTGAATTGGAAGTGTCCATGTTATTGCTTCGAATTCGCCGAATTCGCGAAACATGTACGACACGCTTTCTTGAACGAAGTCGTTCAACATTTTTCTTTCGTCACTGGACAAAGCAGTGAAGTCGTCATTGTTAAGGGCTGCCGCATACGGCGCGGCAACCCTGAATGTGTCAATGAATTGTGCTTTCATTACAGTGAAATTTCGGCATGATTTAAGCGAACGTAAAAAGTCACGCAGTCTGAATGTTCAGAAAACGAAACGTTCAATTGACCAAACGCTTCGCAAAGTTCGTCCCAACAAGCGCGAAAGTCGTCATTGGACAAAACGTCGGTGACCATTTCACAAGTGTACATGACGCGGTTCAAATTGGTATTGTGAACGGCAATGCAACAAATGTCTGCAACAATGTTTGCTGCTTGTCGCAAAAGCGTTTCGCAGTCTTCGTGAATGGTTTCGCACCATTCGTTGCGTTCTGCAACTGTTGGAATTTTTGTGTTCATGACTGTTTGTGTGAATGATGAACCCCCGTCCACTTTGAACGGGGGCGTTGTTTGTTCGATTATGCTTGCAAGGATTTAATTGCGCGCAAGTACGCGAACCACGCGCGGTCGGAAATGTGCTTTGTTGCAGCGTGCTTTGCTTGTTCGGTGTACAACGCTGAAATTTTTTCTTCAGTTGTTGTGTTGCTGTTCAAGATTGAAGCAATGGTGTTGTAAATGCTGTTCATGACTGTTTGTTTTTCGTTGTTTGACATTGCAATAATATGGTGGGAAGACCGAACGGCAAGGACTAAATGCAAGAAAATTGAAGAAAAGTTTGCTGGAAGTCGGGAAACGCAAGGTTGGTGTGCGTTGGCTTAACCCAAAAAAATTCGTGGAATATCTTCGCAAAAAGCAAAATGACATGACAATTGAATTCACAAGCACGACCGACGCAAGCAGCGTTTTGTCAACCGACGACGCAAAAGACTTTTTGCGCGTAACAAGCGCAGACGAAGACGCTTTGGTTGGCGCGTTGCGCAACGCGGCTGTTCGTTACGTCGAAGACTATTGCAACACGCATTTTGGACAAGACACTGCTGTTCTCTATTTGGACGGATTCTTCAACGTGCGCGTTCCAATTTGTCCCGTCGTATCAATTGAAAGCGTGTCATATTACGACGTTGGAAACACGCTGCAAGCGCTTGCCGTTTCGGGCTATTATTACGATTTGAAAAGCACTGTTGCACGCATTGCTTGGAACGACCCGCCGTCCGTGTATGACGACACGCTGAACGCAGTGCAAGTGAACTTGACAATTGGACATGCAGTCGACGAAATACCAGAACCCGTAATTCATGCAATCAAACTTTTGACGGCGCATTTCTACGACAGACGTAATTTGGTCGCAGCGGGTCGCAACGTCGAAGAAGTCCCATTTGCAGTCAGTGCTTTGTTGAACCCGTACCGAATTCTTTGACATGTTTGACATTGGAGAATTCGACCGAAAATGCGTTTTGAAAACGTTCACGACTTCAAAGAATTCGTGGAATCATGACGTAAAAACGGAAACAGACTTTGCGACTGTTTGGGCAAAGCGCGTCGACAAACGCCCTTCAGAAGAATTTGAAGCCAGTCAGATTCAATCCATAACACGAACCGAATGGACAATTCGATACATTTCGGGCGTCAAGCGAACAATGTATTTGACGCACGACGGAGAAACGTTTGAAATTGTCGGCATTCGTGTTTTGGGACGTCGTGAATTTTTGACGCTTGTCACCGAATTCCGCGAAACGAATTGACATGCGAACATTCAACGTTGGACGTTCAAGCGGAATTGCAAAAGTTGACGAACGTCAACTGAAGATAATTGAAGCGGCAATGTTGCGCATGCCTGAAGCAATGCGTTCACGACCCATTGCAAAAGCACAAAAGGACGCAATGCAGCCCGCACTGGACGCAAGTCGTCGCGAATCCACAATGATAAGCCGAAGCGGGTCGTTGGGAAAAAACTTGCACGTTGTGCGCGGCAAGTATCGACGCAAAACATACCCGTATGTTGTTTTGAAGGCGAAAAGCAAGACTGAAAATTTGGGTGACGACAAATTTGGACTTGACCGTGGAAAGCGCAATTGGGCGCGCGTCGTTCACTTTGGAATTTTGGGCGTGCAGCCGACAATCAAACGCGCGGGCGTTTCAAAAGGGCGCGGGACGAAAGCAAAAGCGTTTGCGTTCTTTGACAAAGATGAAGGCAAAGTTGTCGTTGTGAAGAAGATAAAACACACAGGAAATTTGGGTTATCGACTTTTTGACAAAGCGTTTGAAAGCAGTCGCAGACAAGTCGAAACGCATTTCCGTCGCGGCGTCGCGGGCGTCTTGAACACGTTTTTGAAAAAACAAGGTTTCAAATGATACACAAAATAATTGAAAGAATTCTTGACAGCAGCGACGTCACGGACATTGTTGGCACGCGCGTCTTTCCGTTAATTGCTTCGCAAAATTCCGAACTTCCTTCAGTCGTCGTTCAAATGGTTTCCCTTCGAACCAACGACACAAAAGAAGCAAGTTCACCGTTGCACGTTTACACAATTCACGTCACTTCATTTGCAAATGAACCAAGTCAATGTTGGGCGCTTTCAAAAGCATGTCAAGCGCAATTGAACAATTGGACGCCGACGGACAACGTCGTTCGCCAGTCGCGTTTGATTGACATGGCAAGCGACGTATTCGAAAGCACTGAAGTCTTCAGTTTCACGCAGGAATTTGAAGTGTTTTGCGAAATATGAAACTTGCTGTTCATTTGCCCGTTTTGGGTCGTCCACGAATTACGGAACTTGCGTTTCGTTCATTGACGCGCGTGCTTGAAGAATTTCGTGAAGCGGGCGTTGAAAGTCGCGTTTTGGTAATTGGAAGCGAACAGCGTTTGAAGCGACTTGCGCACAAGTACAATTTTGAATGGTTCGAATGTGAAAACAAACCACTTGGAAAGAAATTTGACCTTGGATTGAAGGAACTTTTGAAAGACAAAACATGGACGCATTTGTTCGAAATGTGTTCGGACAACGTCTTTGAACAAACGTTTGTTGAAAAAGTCCTTGAAGCGCAAAAGCATGAACCCGACTTGTTGGGACTTGTTTCGTTTTACATGATGAATTGGAAGACGAAGAAAGTTCTGCTGTTTGAAACGGGCGCAATGTCAAACGTTGGGCGAATAACAAAACGCAAGTTCATTGAACGCGTAATTCGTCGCAGAAATTACGTTTTCGAATATCGACTGCGACAAGGTTTGGACGCG